GAGGCCAAGGGAAACGGGTTCGACCCCAAAATTCTGCGGAAGGTGATCAGCCTGCGCAGGAAGACTGCGGAGGCTCGATCGGAAGAGGAGGCCATCCTGGACCTGTATATGCAGGCCCTCGGGATACTGTCGTCATGACCGGGCCCGCAGGCGGGCCAGCGGATCACTGGTCAAAATTCCTGGACAACATTCCCGCGCACCGGCGGCGCCTCAGCGCGGCGTCTGAGCCCGAAGCGGCGGCGCCCTCATTGGTCGGGGCGCAGGTGCAGCCCTCTGCGCATGTCGATGTTCTCGATCTGGAGGATGACGAATATCCCATCCAGATCGGCGCGCGGATGCGCGGCGATTGGTTCCCCTTCTACATCGATCGCTTCCTCGGCTCGCGCCTGGTGAGCACCACAGACCGCGACGCCGCGTTCGTCTCGATCGTGCTGTTGGCCGAGGCGATGCGGCAGGATCCGGCGGGCACGCTGCCCGATGATGATGCCGAGCTGGCGCACCTTGCAGGGTTTGGGCGCGATATCGATGGGTGGCTTGATGTTCGGTCTCGCGGGGCGCTGCGCAAATGGACGCCGGTGCTATGCCGCGGCGCGGAGTCGGGCGAGATCGAGCAGATCAGGCTTGGCCATCCGGTCATCGCTCAGGTCGCGCTCGAGGCGTTGAAGCGCATCAATGGCCAGGCGGATCGGAGCCGGATCGCATCGGAGCGCGCGCTCGCCTCGCGCATGCGCCGCTTGATGCGTGAGGCCGGCGCCCATGCGGGGCTGACCGGGCGCGCTGACTTCGTGGACGCCCTGATCGCGGACCTGCGCCGGCGCGGGGTGCGCTGGAACGCACCCAACGTGCTCGAGGTCATGCAGCGGCTGGACGCCGGCTCTGGCAGCGAGGTGACCGGCATGCGCCGGCGCGAATAACCCCTCTCGAAACTGTTGCGCGCAACAGTTTGAAACTGTTGCGCGCAACAGTTTGCAACACGTCCAAAAACTGTTGCGCACCTACAAGACACCACACCACACCACAAAAAAAACCCTAAAGCCCCGCAACAGCCCACCGGGGCTCAGCTGGAGGCAGGTCGGGACATTGCTGAGAATGGGCGCCTGCATGATCCACGTCAGCCCATCGCGCCATGTGCCGCTCCACCCAAGCGCGCAGGAGATTGCGGATGTGATCGGCCGAGAGCGGACGCTGTTTCTGATCGGGAGCCTGCCGCGCTCCGGGTCGCGCCCATGGCGACGGGTTCTCTACATTCCCAAGAAGATGCGCGCTGATCATCCCTTGGTGCGCCTCATGGGGTGGCATGACGCTGAGAAGCTGCGCCGGTGGTTCGGTGGCGAGATCCTGCAGCCTTCGAATTGCGGTCATGTCGCGCGGGCGTGGCGGGATCGGGTGATCCACGCCCTTGCGCGCGCCGGGCTCAGTTCGGCAGAAATCGCCGAACGCGTCGAGGCGGCTCAGGACGTGGTTCGCAAGGTCTTGGCTGCGGGAAATCCGCCAGAGGCGTTTTGAAGAATGGCGCGCGAGTATCTCTTTGAAACTGCAAAACATGGGGCGATTTCCTGATGAGCTTTGGCGAACGAGTGGAGGCCGGCTTGGTGGCTCTCGGCGTGTCCTTGGTCGTGGCGGCGGTGTCGGCGACGGGATGGGTCATCCGCCGCGTTCTGACCAATGAGCAGCAGATCAAGATGCTGCAACGCGAGATCGAGGGCCGCGATGCTCTGCGCGCGGAGGATCGGGCCGCACTCGGAGATCTGCGGACTGACGTTCGCGAGATGCGCGGCGAAGTGCGGGATTTATTTCGGAGGGACAGGTGATGGAGATGATCGAAGCCAAGCACTGGCGGGAGGTCGATCTCGCCGCGTGGCGCTGGCCCAACTTCAGCCCTGCCGAGCTCGCCTCGAAGGGCGACGGCTCGATCAAGCTGTCGTGCGCCTCTCTCGACAAGCTGCAGGCGCTGCGAGAGTGGCTGGGCGTGCCGCTGATCGTGACCAGCGCCTACCGTGATCCGGAGCATAATCGGCGCGTCAGCGGGGCGAAGCACAGCCAGCACTTGCTGGGGCGCGCCTTCGACATTCGCGTCGACAACGTGGATCCGCATGTCTTGCTTGATGCGGCGCGTATGGTCGGGTTCACCAGCTTCGGCACATATCCGCACAAGGGCTTCGTTCACATCGATGATCGGACCGAGGGCATCGCCAGCTGGGGAAAGCCATTTCCTGCGCGTGTGGTTCGGTTCGCGCCCGAACAGATTGCGCGTCCCAAGACCCAAGCCCTCAAGGAGGGAGGGGCCGTGACGCTCGCTGTGACGGCCGCTGAGCGCGTTGTCTCTGACGCCGCGCCTCTGCTGCCCGATCATTGGGTGGCGGGCGCGTTCACCGTCCTGGGGCTCGTGTCGCTGGGCGTGGTGCTGTGGCGCGCCTTCGGGCGACGCGGGGTGGTCGAATGATCCCCTCCGCATTCTTCGCGCTGTGGTCGATGGTGCGCGGCAGCTGGGTGGGCCGCGCCGCGGCCGCGCTGGTCGCTGCCGGCATCATCGGGCGCATCCTCTACTGGCGCGGCACGCGCGCCGGGCGGCGCGACAGTCGGGCCGCCATCAACGAGCACGAGAGGGAGCGGGTCGATGGGATGCAGGCGCGGGTCGATGTGGCTTGGGAAAATAACCTTCGCCCTGATCGCAATGTCGATGAGCAGCTGCGCGAGCATGGGCGCCTCCGGGACGGGGATTGAGGCGGCGGCCGTGTGCCGCGAGGTGCGCCGCGCCCTGCCCACCTGGTCGCGCCTCGACACCGCGCGCAGCCGCGAGGAGGCCGCGACCTTCCTCGCGGTGCTCGACGCCGCCTGCCCGACCGGTGGCCGCTGAGGCCGCGCACCGCCCGAAATGGCGCGGGTCCTTTTCAGGGGGGACCCTGGGTGGGGGGATAATCATCGCGGAAACATAGTTCTGCGTGGGGTTTCGATCCTTGGCTCTTTATTCCCGGAAGGCCCGCAAACGCCCGCCCCGCAAGGGTTTGAGGCACATTGCGATGATACGTAACAAGGCGCGCGCAAAGAAAGCAGACGATGGCCGGAAACCGCAAGGGAAAGGGCGAGATCGTCAGCCGCAACCGGATCGCAGAGATCTGCGGCGTGTCCGCCCCGACCGTCGATCATTGGGTGATCACCGGCGCGCCCTTCGTGACCCGCGGCGGACGCGGCAAGCCTTGGGCGTTCAACACTTCCGACGTGATCGCATGGCGTGTCGAGAAGGCCGCGCAGGAGGCGAGCGGCGCGTCGCCAGCGGATGAGCGAGAGCTGAAGCTGCGGCGCCTCAAGGCGCAGACCGAGCTGGATGAGCTCGAGCTTGCGAAGGCCCGCGGCGAGGTGGCGCCGCTGGAGCAATTCACACGCGCGATGGAGATGGCGTTCGCCGAAGTCCGCGCGGGGATGCGCGCCGTCCCGACCCGCGCCAGCCGGCGCGTGATCGGCGAGACGGACGAGACGAGGATCAAGGCCGTGATGTTGGAGGAGATCGATCAGGCGCTGGAGTCATTGGCTGAGATGGACCTGATCGACCGCGAGGCGCTGAGCGTGGACGCCGATGCAGCGGCCTGATCCGAACACCTTCGGCAACCCGCTCGGCGTGGCGGGCGCCGTGCGCCGCGCGGCGCAGATGCTGCGCCCGCCGCCCGAGCTGCTGCCGTCTGAATGGGCCGAGCGCAACGTGCGGATCTCGCTGGGCAACGCGATCCCCGGCCCGATCCGCTTTGATAATGCGCCCTACCAGCGAGAGCCGCTGGACATGACGTCGAACCCGCGCTGCACGCGGGTCTCGCTGATGTGGGGCGCACAGGTCGGCAAGACCATGCTGGCGCTGTGCGCGCAGGCGTTCCGCATCGGTCAGGACCCGACATCGCAGATCATGATGCAGCCGTCTCAGGGCGATCTGCTGACGTGGCTCGAGACGAAGTTCAATCCGATGGTGGAGGCGAACCCCTCGCTGAAGGCTGTCCTCCACGAAGGCGGCCGCGGCGAGGGCGTCAACAATCAGCGCATGAAGTCCTATCCCGGCGGCTTCATCATGTTCTCTTGGTCAGGATCCGCAAAGACGATGCGCGGGCGATCGGCGCCCTTCATCGTCTGCGACGAGACGGACGGCTACGACCGGACGTCCGAAGGCCACCCTGTCGGGCTGCTGTGGCAGCGCGCGGCAACTTTTGGCGATCAGCGCCTGTTGATGGAGATCAGCACGCCCACGATCAAGGGCGTGAGCTGGATCGAAAGCGCCTATGACCAAGGTGATCGCAGGCACTTTCACGTCGCCTGCCCGGACTGCGCGGAGCGCCAGCCGCTCAAATGGTCGAATGTGCTGTGGTCCAAAGATGCCGAGGGCGAGCACCTGCCGGAGACGGCCGGCTATGCCTGCGCGGCCTGCGGGTCGATCTGGAATGATGGCCAGCGCATCGCGGCGATCCGCGGCGGCGTGTGGGTGGCCGCACGCCCGTTCCGCGGCCATGCCAGCTATCACCTCTCCGAGCTCTACAGCTGCTTTCGGCCCTTGCGCGACATCGTGCAGAGCTTCCTCGACAAGCGCGCCGCGAACGACATGCAGACGTTCATCAACGTCTCGCTCGCGGAGACCTGGGAGGAAGCGGGCGCGCAGGCTGATGCGTCCGGGCTGATGACGCGCGCCGAGGACTATGCGGCGCCGGTGCCGCAAGGCGCCGCCATCCTGACGGCGGGCGTCGACATGCAGGAGGATCGCCTCGAGGTCGAGGTGGTCGGCTGGGGCTTGGGCGAGGAAAGCTGGTCGATCGCGTATCATGTGCTCTGGGGCGATCCGCTGGCCGGCGAGGTCTGGGCGGCGCTGGACGATCTGCTGGCGCAGACCTGGCGGCATGAGAGCGGCGCGCATCTCGGCATCGTGTCGGCCTGCCTCGATACCGGCGGTCGATCGGGATACACGCAGGCCGCCTATGAATACGCGCGCGGCAAGATCGGGCGGCGGGTGTTCGCGATCAAAGGCATGGGCGGCTGGGGTCGGCCGATCGTCTCAGCGCCGAGCCGCAAAAAGTCAGGCCGCCGCGGCCGTGCGATCGACCTGTTCATTCTCGGCGTGGACGGCGCGAAGCTGATCTTGCAGCGCCGTCTCGCGGTAGAGATGCCGGGCCCGGGCTTCATGCATTTCCCAGCGGACCGCGAGCCTGAATGGTTCCACCAGCTGACCGCGGAGCGGCTGGTGACCCGCTACATCAAGGGCTTTCCAGTTCGCGAGTGGAACAACACCCGCGATCGCAACGAGGCGCTGGACTGCCGGGTCTATGCGCACGCGGCACTCAAGATCCTGAACCCCAACATTGCGCGTTCTGTCGCGCGGCTGATGTCGCTGGAGCCGGCGGCCGCCGCGCCGGCTCCGCCAGCTGCAGCCCGATCGCGCCCTGGCGCGCCCAAGCCGGAGCCGGGAAATCCGCCAGAGGATGCGGCGCCTGCCCTGCCCGATGATGAGCCCACGCCGCCACCCCGAAAACGCGCCCCACGGGTGGACCCGCGCAAGCGCGCGCGCAAAGGCTGGGTGAATTCATGGTGAGGCTGTGGCGATCAATTTTCCATCTGAGATCATCGCGGGCCTGACGCTTTTGGTTCCGCTCGAGCTGCCCGATTATCCGGCGGCGTCCTGGACGGTGACCGCGCATCTGCGCGGCGCTGCTGTCATCGATCTGACCGCGACTGAGTTCGATGGCGTGCGGGCCTTGCGCGCCGCTCCGGTGACCACCGGCGCATGGGTGCCCGGCTCCTATTGGATGGCGCTGCGCGCGACCGATGGTGTCGACGTGATCGAGCTTGGGAGCGGACAGGTTCGCATCCGGCCGGATCTGGTCAGCGCCGGCGCGGAGTATGACGGGCGCACGCATGCCGAGAAGGTGCTCGCCTCGATCGAGGCGGTGATCGAGGGCCGCGCGACCATCGATCAGGAAAGCTACCGCATCAACAACCGCGAGCTGCGCCGCACGCCGCTCGCCGATCTGCGCCGGATGCGCCTGCAGTACATCGGCGATGTGAAGCGCGAACGTGAGGCGGCGGGCGATCGGCGCGGCATCGGCCGCGAACACCGGGTGAAATTCTGATGGCTGGTCGCAAGAATTGGCGCGAGAAGCGCGCGGCTGGTATCAACCGCGCTGCGCCTGAAGTCACCCCAGCGGCGGCTGGCGTCAACACGGCCGCGCCTGGCGTCAACCGCGCGGCATCCATGCGCCGGGCTCTGCAGTCGTCGCGCGCGGTCGTGCGCATGTTCGACGCTGGAGAAACGGACCGGCTCACCGCGAGCTGGGGCACGACGCCGCTCACGGCCGATGATGTCGTGCGGCGCAACCAGCGGGTGCTGGTGGCGCGCTCGCGCGAGCAGGCGGCGAACAACGACCACGGCAAGGCGTTTCTGCGGATGGTGCGGCAGAACGTGGTGGGCCCGCGCGGCGTCCAGCTGCAGGCGCAGGCGCAGGACATCGGCGGCGTGCTCGACAGCGTGGCCAATGAAGCCATCGAGGCCGCCTGGGCGAAATGGTGCCGCCCGCAAACTGCCGATGTGACCGGGCAGCTGTCGTGGCGCAGCCTTCAGGGCCTGCTGACGATCACGGCGGCGCGCGACGGCGAGTTCATGGTGCGGGTGATCACCGGCGCGCAAGCGGGCCCATGGGGCTTTTCGCTGCAGGTCATCGACCCGCAGCGCTGCCCGGTGGATTTTGACGAGGGGCGCCGCCGCGACGGCTCCTTCGTGCGCCATGGCATCGAGTTCAACGAATTTGGGCGCCCGCTCGCCTATTACTTCTCATCGACCGGCGCGCGCGACGCGGAGTATCTGTTCGGCGGGCGCAGCTTCGTGCGCGTGCCGGCCGACGAGATCCTGCACGGCTTCCTGCCCGAAATGATCGGGCAGAAGCGCGGCATTCCATGGATGGCGACGGCGCTGTGGCGGATGCGGATGCTCGACGGGTTCGAGAAGGCCGCGCTGGTCAATGCGCGCGCCAGCGCCGCGAAGATGGGCTTCTTCGAGTGGGACAAGGACATGGCGCCCGCTGAGGATCCTAATGCGGACCCTGCGGACCGCGAGCCCTACTCGATCGATGCCGAGGCCGGCACGTATCATGAGCTCCCGCCTGGGCTGAGCTACAAGGCCGCGGATCCGCAATATCCGGCCGGTGAGCTTGCGGTGTTCGGCAAGGCGATGTTGCGCGGAATCGCGAGCGGCCTGGGGGTCGCCTACAACGGGCTCGCAAACGATCTCGAGGGCGTCAACTTCTCGAGCATCCGGCAGGGCGCGCTCGATGAGCGCGAGCACTGGAAGGACCTTCAGGAGTGGCTGATCGAATGCCTGCAACAGCGGGTGTTCGATCGATGGCTGCGCTATTCGCTGCTGTCCGGGCAGATCGTCACCGAGCAGGGCGCGGCGCTGCCAGCGCGCAGCCTCGAGAAATTCGCGCGCATCTCTTGGCAGCCGCGCCGCTGGGCTTGGATCGATCCGCGCGCCGAGGTCGATGCCGCGATCAAATCCAAGAACAGCCTCCTGATCCCGCCGGGCCAGATCATCCGCGATCAGGGCCGCGATCCGGAGAGCACCTGGAAGGAATACGGCCGCGATATCGCAGCGATGCGCGCTGCCGGCATGCCCGATCTTTTCATCATGACGTCGCTGGGGCTCGAGCCTGCGCCTGCGGCGCCCGCTGAAAACCCAAGCCAAAGCGAACAGCCCGACCCATTCGAAGGAGACCCTGATGCACCGCAACCTTGAGACCGACGCGCCTGCGCTTGCAGCCTCGCCTGCATCCAACGCCGAGGCCATCCGCGCCGAGGGCGGCAAGGACCGCGAGGCATGCATGCGGCCGGCGCAGGACCAGACGCGCGGGGTGATGATCGTCGGCGGCCGCTTCCAGCGATCGGCGACCCTCGCGCAGATCACGGCGCGCCGCGCGACCGAGCCGCTGGTGCGCCACGGCGAGGTGCGCTCGATCGACCAGGCGGCGCGCACCGTCGAGCTGGCGTTCTCGTCCGAGACGCCTGTCGATCGGTGGTTCGGCGATGAGGTGCTGGTGCACGATGCCGGCGCGATGCGCACGGATCGGCTCGATGGCGGCGCACCGCTGCTGGTCGACCACGACCATCGAAATCAGGTCGGCGTGATCGAGAGCGCGCGGATCGATGGGGACCGGATCGGGCGCGCCTTGGTGCGCTTCGGTCGATCGGCGCGCGCGGAGGAGATCTTCGCGGACGTGGTCGACGGGATCCGCAAGCACGTCTCGGTCGGCTATTCGATCGACAAGATCGAGATCACGCCGCGCAATGGCATGTCCGACCTGGTGCGCGTGACCGAGTGGACCCCTTACGAGATCAGCATCGTGAGCGTGCCTGCCGACGCCTCGGTCGGCGTGGGGCGCGCCGCACCGGCGCCGGGAAATCCGCCAGAGGATCGCGAGCCGGCGGTCGGCGAGGATGAGGCAACAGCCAACCCCGGCGCCTCGCGCGCTGTCAACGAGGACCGCACCATGAATACCAAAATCCTGCGCGACGCCGAGGGCAACCTCGTTCGGGCCAAGGTGGACGATGCCGGCAAGATCATCGAGATCCTCGAAGTGCTCGAGCGAGCCGGCGCGGACATGGCGCACGCGCGCGGCGAGGGCGAGAGCCGCAGCCAGCAGCGCGTCGCCGCGATCATGACGCTCGGCCGCGAATATGATGCGCTCGAGCTTGCGGCGCAGTTCATCGAGACCGGCAAGAGCCCGGAGGACTTCCAGCGGGCCCTGCTGGCGCACGTCAACCAGCGCGGCGGCAATCGTCCGCTCGCGGCCGGCGACGCCGCGGCTGGCGCGACCACGGGCGATGCGGACGGTTTCCGGTTCCTGCGGCTGTTTCAGGCCGCCTTCAACCCGACCGACGCGCGGGCCCAGCGGCATGCCGCGCTCGAGCTCGATCTCGTTTCGGCCGCGACCGAGCGGGCGCGGCTGTCGGGGCGTTCGGCCAAGGGCCTGCTGATCCCGCCCGAGGTGCTGATGCGCGCCCTCAACACCGACACCGCCGGCGGCGCTGCCGGCGACACCGGCGGGTTCTCGATCGCGACCGAGCTGCTGTCGGAATCCTTTGTCGAGATGCTGCGCAATCGCACCATTGCGATGCAGCTGGGCACGCCGCTGGGCGGGCTTGTCGGGAACGTCGATATCCCGCGGCAGACCGGCGGGGCCACGGCCTATTGGCTGGATGAGGACGCCGACTCCACCGAATCCGCGCTGGACATGGATCAGGTCAGCATGGCGCCGAAGACCATTTCGGCTCATGGCACGATCACGCGCAAGCTGCTCCAGCAGTCCTCGATCGACATCGAGGGGCTGGTGCGCCGCGACCTCGCGAGCACGCTCGCGATCGGCATCGATCGCGGGTTCTTCTATGGCTCCGGGTCGGCCAATCAGCCGCTTGGCCTGCGCAATCTGTCCGGGCTCGCCACCATCGATTTCGGCGGGGCCGGCTCGGGCGGTGGCGTGCTGCTGCCGACCTTCGCCGAGGTGGTTGCGATGGAAACGGAGATCTCCGCGTCGAACGCAGACGTGAACAGCATGGCTTACGTCGCCGATGCGCGCATGCGCGGCCATTGGAAAACCACCGAGAAGTTCGCGGGCGCGGCCGGCTCGACCGTCTGGGAGCAGGGGAACACCGTGAACGGCTACCGGACCGAGATCACCAACCAGATCGCGTCTGGCGAGACGTTCTTCGGCAACTTCGCGGATGCGCTGATCGGCATGTGGGGCGGGCTCGACATTCTGGTCGATCCCTACAGCCTCAGCCAGAAGGGCCGCCTGCGCATCACCATGTTCCAAGACGTCGATTTTGTTTTCCGCCGCGCCGAGAGCTTCTGCCGCGGCATCGACCTGACCTGATCCGGCGGGGCCGCCGCGCGCGGCCCTGCCTCCCTGATCCAATGAGGCGAGACCATGAACAAAGAAGCGGCCCTGCGCCGGCGCGATCCGATCGAGGTCGAGATCACCAGAACCACCACCATCGGCGGCGAGGGCTTCGGGGTCGGCTCGATCGTCTCTCTCGCGCCTGCTCTGGCGAAGGACTTGCTGCGCCGGGAGCGCGCGGTGCTGGCGCCCGAGACGGCCGAGAAGCCTGCGAAGCTGACCGCGGCGGAGAAGAAGGCCGCCGCTGCGGCGAAGGGGTGATCCATGCCTGCGCTCGCCTGGGAGGACCTGTCGCAGTTCCTGCGCCCTGACGAGTTCGGGGCGCAGATTTCCGTTGCGCGGGCTTCGGGCGGCACGGCGTCCTTCGCGGCGATCTTTGACGATCCGTTCCTCGACGCGCAGCTGGGCGAATATGTGCTCGAGACGTCAGAGCCACGCCTGATCGGGCGCGCCGCTGACATGCTCGGCATCGCGCGCGGCGACGTCGCGACGATCGACGGCCGCGCCTATGATGTGATGTCGGCGCCGCAGTCCGATGGGTCTGGCATGGCGACGCTCAGGCTCGCAGCTGCAGATGGGCGCGCGTGATGCTGGGCGGGCTTTCAATCAACATCGACTTCGAGGGCATGCAGGCGCTGGCGGCCGAGCTTGGCGCGACCGAGCTGCAGGTCAAGAAGGCCGCGGGGCGCGCCCTCGCCAGAACCGCGGCGACGATCCGCAAGCGCGCATCCAAGGAGCTGAGGGTCGCGCTGGGGCTTCGCAACGTAAAGGCGCTGCGGCGACGCCTCAAGGGGACCAGCTTGCGTCGCGGCGGCTCGCGCGCCGAGCTCGGGGTTTGGTTCGGCGCGAACGACCTGCCGATATCCGCATTCAAGGGCCGCCCTACCGCATCGCCTGTCGGCGCGCAGTTCCGCGGCGTGAGCTTTTCGGGCGGGTTCATCGCGAAGAAAACCCACGGGACGGATGTCGGCAAGCGGACGATTTTCCAGCGCAAGACCGCGGCCGACCTGCCGATCGCCGAGCAGAAGCTGCCGGTGTCGGACCAGATGCTCGCCTATGTCGAGGACGAGGTTTTCCCAGATATTGGGGCGATCTTCATGACGCATTTCCGCGCCGATCTGCGCGCGCGGGCAACCTTGGGGATCTAGTGATGGCATTTTCGGCGACGCATGACTTCGGCGGGACCTACCGCGGCGAGACGCGGATCCTGACCGTCAAGGCGAACGGCGGCACGGTCGACGTTCAGGTCGAGCACGACGCCGGCGTCTGGATCAGCTCCGATACGATCAGCGCGGATTATGCCGGCGAGCTGACATTCGGCCATGCCAAGGTCCGGATCGTGCCCACCGGCGGCGCCACGTTCGCGGTGCGCTGAACCATGGCCCTGATCCGTCAGTCGCTCCTGTCCAATCTCATCAGCGGCTCGCTTCTTCGCCAATCCTTGCCGTTCGAGCTCACGCTTGGCGGCAAGCTGGTTCGCGACCACAACGCGGCCAGCATCGTCACTGTGCCGGGCGGCACGCAGACCCTGCCCAACGACAGCGCATCGGGGCTTCCGGCGTTCACCCAAGCAAACCCTGCGCGGCATTTGACTGTGGGAGCGACCAACGGAATCCCGTGGTTCCAGAGCGTGGACCAGGGCGACGATGCAGATGCGGATTGGCTGGTCACTGCCAGCAACTTCGACATCCGCAAAACAGACATCTTCGGTCTGGTGATGCAGACTGGTGGCGAAGCCTTCATCATGGGCGATGTCGTCAATCGTCGGTTTGGCTTCTCCAACGGCAGACTGCGGACGGTCAAGATCTTCGAGACCGGCGCAGACGATGGCAATCGGACCGGCGCTCAGACGCATGCCTACAATCGGTGGTATGTGATCCACGCGCGCCTAGCCGAAAGCGGAAATTCCTTCATCCGCTCGTTTGGCCACGGTCTGGACGGAAACGGACCCTGGGCGGAGCTGGACCGGATCACCTTCGATGGCGGGGTTCGCACCAACCCGACCAACATGCCCTACTTCATGGGTTCTGTGTTCAGCGACGCCACAGGAACGCCGCGCGGCACGGCGATCCGCGCAAACCGCGCGCTGGTCTACACCCACGCATTGGGCATTCCGACTGACACTCAGGTCAATCTGCTCATCGACGTGCTGCGCAGCACTGTCGACACCCTGCGGCTTTCGTTCTCGGAGAGCATTTCGGTTCAGGCCAGCAACGGCGAGGCCACGCCAATCGTCACCGGCATCAGCATCCTTTCCAATGACCCAAGCGCCACCAGCGTGGCATCGGTCAACGGGGCGGCCGCGCCTTGGGCGGCGAGCATCGCTGGCAGCAACGGCGGCGTTTTCACGATCGGAACGGATGGAGCGGCGACGTTCGATCCCGGCACTGATTTCGCCTATGACGTGCTGGGAACAGCGCGCAGCACCGCGTTCACCTACACCACCGACCTTGGCGGCGGCGCGACGTTCACGGCTCAGGTGGCGGGCGGGTTCGAACCTGCTTATGCTCTGGCGCCCCAGACTGATGCCACCTTCTACGATGAGCTGGGCGTCGACAAAGTGTTGCTTTCGGGACACCTCAGCATCGAGGCGACGGTCGTCGGGACCATGACCCGCACGCCTGGCGCTGTCGGCACGGCGCATCTGGTCTTTGCCGATGATGCATCTGCGCTGGAGTATTCCTACACCGAGGCACCGCCCGTCGATTATGTCGGCGTCTCGCTGGCGATCCTGGTGCCCGCTGGCATCACCGCTGGCCGCGTGGTTGAAACCGCTGCGGTTGGCGGCGGCTATTTCCGCGTCGAGGTGATCGGCGACGATCTGCGCGTGGAGATCTCCGATGACGTCGCCGCACCGATCGGCATCTCCCGCGCTCTGCCGGCGCGCGATGAGGTCTTTGGCTTCACGGCCGCGCTTGGATCAGGCGGATTGTTTCTTGCCCTGTCAGGAGACACCGCAGGCAATGTCGTCAACGCCTCTCGCGCTGGGTATGACGCGCCCATTGCAGAAACTCTGCGAATTGGCGGCGCAGGGGCGCATCTTTACGGCGGTCAGCTTGCCAGCCCTGCCGACTTCACGGCGGCCGGGGCGGCGACGGCGGCGGCGGATGTGCTGGCGGTTTATGGTAATCATTATTTTTGGAACGAATACCCATCAATACGGATCCATGACGCCAACAACCTGGACTCGCTTTCGCAGACTGATGGGCAGCAAGTTGGCGATTGGTTGGACATTTCCGGCAATAATTTTGCCGCATACCGTCAAAATGGCGGCACCGAAACTGGCGTTACTGTGGCAACGTCAAACCGCCTAAAGTATGTTCAAGGTGGCGGGGCTGGTGGCGGCTACCTCGAAGCCTCGGCAGACACAGACTTGCGCGGGCGTGAGGCTTGGGTGTTGTTTCAGGCTCCAAGCAGCGGCAGACTTTTGAGCAACCAAGAAAACTTGGATTTTTGGATAAGGGGTAGTCACGGAGATATAAGAATTGTTTTTGGAAAAACCTTATATGGCGCAACTTTCATGACGAGTCCATACGGCACCACTGTATCAGCAGATCAATGGTATGTGATGCGACTGGTATTTTCTGAAAATAATGGCGCCGAACTTTGGACGGATGAGGATTTGGACGCATCGCGAGGCGGCGGCTTTTCTTCCTCACCAACAACGACTTTCAAAATTTCCCGGCTATTGTCGGACTCTTCCGGTAACACAGCAAGCGCTAGTATTGCATTCATCGGGATATTTCCCGCGGTCGGTTCATCGGGCGCATTGACCGCTGAGCAAGTCGCCGCTGCATGGGGTGAGCTTGGCGCGCAGCGCGATATTCTAAACGGGGTTTGACGTGGGCGAAACTTCTTAAATAATGAGGTGGTGCAGGTGAAAAACTTGTTGTCTTGGTGGATCGCCGCGTTCGGCAAGTCAGACGTGCTGGAAAACCCGGACGCCTCAACCCTCGCAGCCCGAGCAGCCGGGCATTGGGCCATTGGTGCCGCGTCGCAGATGTTCTTGATCGGTGCGGGGCTTCCATCGTGGGCGGGGCATACCGCCCTGTTCCTGCTCTATGGGGCGTTCGAGACCTGGCAGCACCGGCGCGATCCGGCTCGCCATCAGCGCCGCGTCGCGCGCCGCTGGGACATCGTGGTGGATTGGTCATCCGTGCAGCTGGGCGGCCTGTGCGCAAGGCTGAGCGCGGCCGCGGCCGGATGGCCGGTTCTGGGCGCCGTGATCGTGAGCGGCGTTCTCATTTTGGGCTCAGCGGCTCTCATGGCGCGGGGGCGTGCGGATGCCTGAGCCCGACACCCAGATCGATCTCGACGCGCTGCATCAAGCGATCCTTGACGCGATCGCGGCGCAGTTTCCCGCGCTGATCACCGTGGCGGATTATCCCGAAGATCGCGCGCAGCTGATCGCGCCCGCGTGCCTGGTGGAGCTGATCGACCTCGAGCCCACCGGGGAGGATCCCGGCACCGGGCAGCTGGCAGCGCTCGCGCGGTTCTCGGCGCGGATCGTTTTGGGGTTTCGCACACCCAGCGGTGAGCGCGAGGTGCGCAAGCTGGCAGGCGCGCTCGCCGCGTTCGTCCATCAGCAGCGCTGGGGCCTGCCCATCGCGCCGGCCGAGGTGACCGCGATCGAGCCCGATGATTTCGAGCCGCAGCTGGATCGGTTTCTGGTGTGGTCGGTTCAGTGGGCTCAGGTGGTGCATCTGGGCGCGTCTGTCTGGACCAATGATGGCGCGATCCCGCAGGCGCTGTTTTCGTTCACGCCCTATATCGGCGTGCCGAACGAGCCGGCCTACCAGCCGATCGAGGATCCGAGCCTATGAGCTGGGCGCTGGGCGACATCGATCGGCGCATGCAGGGCTTGGTGCGGATCGGCGTTGTGACCGCGGTCGACGCCTCCGCCGCGCGCGCGCGGGTGAGCCTGGGCGGCGAGGCTGTCTCCGCATGGCTTCCGTGGCTTGCCGAGCGGGCGGCGACCATCAGCGTCTGGGCGCCGGTGTCGGTTGGCGAGCAGGTGCTGGTGCTGGCGCCGGGCGGCGACACCGCGCAGGGCGTGATCGTCGGCTCGCTGTTCAGCGCCGCGCGCGCCGCGCCCTCGACGGACGCGGCCGAGCATCGCCTGCAGCTGGGCGATGCCTCGATCTCGGTCCGCGATGGCGCGATCGAGATCTCCGCCGGCGGCACGGTCGTGACCATCGGCGGCGGCGGCGTGGGCGTGAACGCGACCGTGGCTGTCAGCGGTGGCAATGTCACGACGACAGGCAATGTCGCCGCGAGCGGCAACGTCACGGCGACCGGCGCTGTCGCCGCGGGCGGCATCTCGCTTGGCTCGCACACCCATCAGGCGCCTTCGGGCGGTGGAACGACGACGCCGCCCAACCAGACCTGAGCGGGAAATCCGCCAGAGGATGCGAGCGTCGCGCGCAGCCATGATCGCGGCATGAACGGCACCAACCCCATCACCGGAAAGCCAGTCTTTGGCATCGCGCACCTCCGCCAGTCGGTGCGCGATATCCTGACGACCCCGATCGGCACGCGGGTGATGCGGCGCGACTATGGCTCGCGCCTCTATCAGCTGGTGGATGCGCCGATGAATTCGGCGACCATGCTGGCGATCTTCGCCGCGACGGCCGAGGCGCTGGCGCGCTGGGAGCCGCGGATCGTGGTGCAGCAAGTCACCGCGACCGAGGCGGCGCCTGGCCATGTCGTGCTGGCGATCGCCGGGCTCTACCTGCCCGATGGCGAGCTGGTAACTGTGGACGGGATAGAGGTTCTCTGATGGCCGGTGCTTTCACTGCAGTCGATCTCTCGCAGCTTCCTGCGCCCGATGTGATCGATGAGATCTCCTTCGAGGACATCCTCGCCTCAGCGCTTGCGGATCTGGTGTCGCGCGCGCCTGAGTTCGATGCGCTGGTCGAGAGCGATCCGACCATGAAGGCGATGCAGGTCGCCAGCTATGTCGCGCTGCTGACGCGCCAGCGGATCAACGAGGCGGCGCGCGCCGTCATGCTGGCCTACGCCGCCGGCGCGGATCTTGATCAGATCGGCGCGAATTTTTCTGTCGCTCGGCTCACCCTCGATCCTGGCGACGCGGCGGCGGTGCCGCCTGTTCCTGCCATCTATGAGAGCGACACCGATTTGCGCCGGCGCGTGCAGCTGAGCCCGGAGGCCTATACGGTCGCGGGGTCGGCGGCATCCTATGTGTTCCACGCGCTGGGCGCAGACCCCGAGGTTCGAGACGCTGAAGCGGTCAGCCCGGCGCCGGGCGTGGTGACGATCTATGTCCTTTCGCGCGTGGGCTCGGGCGCGGCGAGCGTCGATTTGATCGACGCTGTCGCCGCGGTGCTCTCTGCCGACACCGTGCGGCCGATGACCGACTCCGTTGTGGTCCAATCCGCCAGCGTGACCGAATACCAGATCACGGCGGCGCTGACCGTCTATCCGGGCCCGGACGCGGAGATCATCCGCGCCACATCGGAAGAGGCGGCATTGGCCTATGCCGCTGCGCAGCACCGGCTCGGCTATGACGTGACCCTGTCTGGCATCTACGCCGCGCTGCATCAGGCGGGCGTGCAAAACGTCGCGCTCGCGAGCCCGGCTGCGGGCATCGTCATGGGCGATGGAGAGGCCGCATTTTGCACCGCGGTCACAGTGACGATCGGGGGCGTGGATGTCTGATTTGCTTCCTTCCAATGCCACGGAGCAGGAGCGCGCGGTCGCCGAGGTCATGAGCTTGATCGGCTCGCCTGATCCGCTGGTGCGCGAGGTTTGGAGCCCGGAGCTCTGCCCGAGAAACGTTCTCCCGTGGCTGGCCTGGAGCCTTTCGGTCGATCAGTGGGACCCCGATTGGACAGATGCGCAAAAGCGCACGAGCATCCGCAACGCGATTTCGGTGCAGAAGATCAAGGGCACCATCGGCGCGGTGCGCCTTGCGCTGAGCTCGATCGGCATGGTCGCGCAAGTGGTCGAGTGGCACCTCCAGCAGCCGCCTGGCGATCCGTTCACCTATCGCTTGCTGCTGGAGGCTGGCGCCAACGCCGCGACCCTTGAGGCGATCGAGACTGCGGTCGCGATCGTGGACCAGACCAAGTCGCTGCGCTCGCACCTCGAGCTGATCGAGGTCAGCGCCGGGACCCTCGCGGGCCCATATGCGGCTGCTTGGTCCGGCGTGGGGACGGAGATCACCGTCGCCTACCAGCCGCCAGACTGACGGCATAATTTCCCAAATCTGAATCGGAGAGACGCATGTCCTTTGCCACAATTCACACAACGGCCGGGCTTCTGGCGCTCGTTCAATCTCAAGCGCTGGGCGTGCCGATTAATTTGACCGAGATGGCGGTCGGCGATGGCTTGGGTGTCGCGGTCATCCCGGACCCCGAGCAGACCGGGCTCGCGCGCGAGCGGTTTCGCGCCGGCATCAATCGGGTCTACAAGCCCGACCCATCGGGCCGCCCGAACGCCTACGCCGCAGAGCTGATGATCCCGGCGGCGGAGGGCGGGTTCACCCTGCGCGAGGTCGGCTTGTTCAATGCGAACGGGACGCTGTTCGTTGTGGGAAGCCTGCCCGAAACCTACAAGCCGGTGGCGAACGAAGGCGCATTCGCTGACACCGTGGTGCGGGTCGAGTTCGAGGTTTCGAACGCGGCCGTCATCACCTTGGTCGTGGATCCCAATGTCTCGATCGCGACGCAGACATGGGTGGCGAACAATGCAAACGCCTGCTCCATCATTCCCGGCGGCACCACCGGGCAGGTTCTGCGCAAGGCGACCAACGGCTGCGGCGACACCGAGTGGGCGGATCCGACCGATGTGAACGTGACCGTCTCCACCATTGAGGAATTTCAGACGCTTGCCGCGGCGCAGACGCAGGTCGATCTGGTGATCGTCAACACCGCCGGGCTTGCGGTTTATATCGACGGGCTGCGCTTGCCGCTCAAGGCGGGCGCTGATGGATGGCAGCCCAATGGCTCGATCTCGAGCCGCTTGCATCTCGGACAGGCCTATGCCGGATCCGAGATCATCGCGGTGCAGAACGAGCCGGCGTCCGATCTGCCAGACGCGCTCCTGCAGGCGCAAAACCTTTCGGACGTTCCGGACAAGGCGCTGGGGCGCGCAAATTTGGGCGTGCTGTCGATCGAGGCGACCAAGCAGCGGACCCCAGCGGGCGCGCTGATGGACTTCGCCATGGCGACGGCGCCCACGGGGTGGTTGAAGTGCAACGGCGCCACGGTCGGCCGCGTCGCCTATGCGGAGCTGTTCGCCGCGATCGGGACGGCCTGGGGCGACGGTGATGGTGTAAACACTTTCAGACTTCCTGATCTGCGCGGCGAGTTCCGGCGCGGATGGGATGATGGGCGCGGCATTGATTCCAGTCGGGCTTTTGGCTCTGGTCAGGGCCACAACATGCAAACGCATTATCATGGCACAGGGCAGTTTTTGGCTGATAACGAGGACAATTTTTCCTTCATCTCGCGGGCATGGTCAGGATCTTATTTTTCGCGGAGATCGGACGGCAATCACAATTATTTGACCACCGGAACATTAACCGGCGGCACTGGGAACAACCGAGACACAGGCACGGGCAATCAACAATTGCTTTCAGGGTCGGAGACGCGCTCGCGCAACGTCGCAGTGCTGAGCTGCATAAAATTCTGAATAATCTGCATCAAATTTTGAGGAGTGGCTGCGGTGATCGCCTATCAACACGACCATGCGGGCTTTTATGTCGGCTCGATCGATGCCGAGCCTTCGCCGCTCGAGCCGGGCCTGTTCCTGCTCCCGGCGCGCTGCGTGACCGTCGCTCCGCCGATCGTGGTGACCGAGGGGATGGCAGCGCGCTGGAGCGGCGCGGCGTGGGCTGTCGTGCGCGAGCCGACGCAGCCCGACCCTGTCGCCAAGCTGCAGGCGTTCCTCGATGAAAACCCTGATGTCGCCGCGCTGATCGGCTGAGCGGGAAATCCGCCAGAGGATCGCCGCGCGCGCGCCTTGCATGATCCTCGCGAATTCTGATTTTGATGAGCGAGGGCGCGATGACCGAGACCTTCCTGCATGGCGTTCAGGTCCTTGAGATCGACGCGGGGCCACGTCCGATCCGGACCGTGCGCTCCGGTGTGATCGGCATCGTCGGCACGGCGCCCGACGCGGACCCCGCGCTGTTCCCTTTCAACGTGCCGGTGCTGATCGCTGGATCGCGCCTCGAGGCCGCCGGCTTGGATACGGTCGGCGACGGCGAGGGCACGCTGCCCGGCGCGCTCGACGGCATCATGGACCAGATCGGCGCGGTGGTGATCGTGGTGCGCGTCGAGGCCGGCGCGGACGAGGCCGCCACGCTGGTGAACGTGGTGGGAGGCGTGGCTGCCGGCACGGGAACCTATGAGGGCGTGCAGGCGCTGCTGGGCGCCGAGAGCGTGGTCGGCTTCGCGCCGCGGATCCTTTGCGCGCCGGGCTGGACCCACCAGCGCCCTGAAGGCGCGGCCAACCCTGTTGTGTCTGAGCTGCTGGGCATCGCCGAGCGGCTGCGCGCGGTGATCATCGCCGATGGGCCCAACACCACCGACGCGGCCGCGATCACCTACGCTGGGGACTTCGGCTCCGATCGGGTCTATCTGGTGGACCCATGGGTGAAGATCTTCAACGCCGCCGGCGAGGTTGTGTCGGAGCCGGGATCCGCGCGGGTCGCGGGCCTGATCGCGAAATCCGACAATGATCGCGGGTTCTGGTGGTCGCCGTCGAACCAGGTCATCAACGGCATCGTGGGCACCACCCGCGCGGTCGATTTCAAGCTGGGGGATGCAAATTCGCGCGCCAACCTGTTGAACGAGGCGCGCGTCGCGACGATCATTCGCCAGGACGGGTTCCGCCTCTGGGGCAACCGCTCTCTGACGGCCGACTCAAAGTGGACGTTCCTGTCGGTGCGGCGCACCGCGGACCTGATCAATGAAAGCCTGCAGCGCGCGCATCTCTGGGCGGTCGATCGGAACATCACCCGCACCTATGTGCAGGACGTGACCGAGGGCGTGAACGCCTACCTGCGCACGCTCAAGGCTCTCGGCGCCATCCTTGGCGGCGAGTGCTGGCCCGATCCGGACCTGAACACCCCGGCGAACGTGGCGCTGGGCAAGGTCTATTTCAACTTCGACTTCACCCCGCCCTATCCGGCCGAGCACATCACGTTCCGCTCGCATCTGGTCAATACGTATATCTCGGAGGTGTTTGCCTGATGGCCGCTCGCGACGTTCTCAAAAACTTCTCGCTCACCTTCGACGGGCGTGGCTATGCCGGGCAGGTGACCGAATACAACGCGCCCGATCTGACCATCGTCACCGAGGATTATCGCGCGGGCGGCATGGACGCGCCGCTCGCGCTCGAGATGGGCATGGAGGCGCTGACCTGCAGCTTCGTGCTGATCTCCTACGATGCCGATGTGCTTTCCTATTGGGGCTTGGCGCCTGGGCAGGCGGTTCCGCTCACGGCGCGCGGCGCGATCGAGGGCTATGACGGAACGGTCAAGGCGGTCGTGCATTCGATGCGCGGAAAGATCACCGCGGTCGCGCGCGGGACCTGGGGCTCCGGGCAGGCCGCCAGCCTGACGATCACCATGGCGCTGGACTACTATGCCGAAACGATCGACGGCGTTTCGATCTGCGAGATCGATATCGAGAACATGATCCGCGTGATCGGCGGGGTGGATCGCCTGGCGGCTGTTCGCGCCGCGCTGGGCCTGTGAGGGAGCGGCCATGACCGATCGCGCGCCCTACCTCACCGAGAACGCGGACGGCAGCGTCACCGTGCAGCTGCGCCGCCCGCTGACCGTCGCGGGGGTCGACATGCCTTCGCTGACCATGCGCGAGCCGACCGTCGCCGATCAGCTTTCGGTCGCCAAGAAGGCAACCGACGCGGAGCGCGAGGTCGCGTTGCTCGCCAACATCTGCGAGGTGGCGCCGGCGGATATCGGTCGGCTCACCATGCGCGACTACGGCCGGCTGCAGGAAGCATACCGGGATTTTCTCATCTGAGCTCAAGGGACTTGCGCACGGGCGTGCTCGCGCTCGCGCGCCACACCGGCTGGCCTTGGGCCGACATCGCGGTGATGTCGATCAGCCGCTTCATCTTTTGGCTCGAGGGTCTGCCTGATGGCCGGTAATCAGCGCCTCGGCGCAACCATCACGATCGGCTCGGTCCTCAGTTCGGCCGTGGGTCGCCACCTCGGCTCCATCTCCGGAGGGCTCGCGCGGATCGGCGCGGAGATGAACACGGTCCGCGAGCGGCAGCGCGAGCTCGCCCGGCAGCGCCGCGTGCTCGAACGCGAGGGCCGCAGCGTCGAAGAGCTCGACCGTGAATATGCGGAGCTTGAGCGGCGGCTGCGCGAGCTCACTCGCCAGCAGGAGAGATATCGGCGCGCCCAAGAGGCAAGCGTCCGGGTCGGCGCTACCTATGGCCGCATGGTGCGGCAGGTCGGCGGGTTCGCGCGGCGTGCCGCTGAAGGATTTGTCGTTCTGGGCGGTGCAATTGTTGGCGTGACGACTGCGGTCGCCAGTCAGACCGAAGAGCTCAATCGCAACGCGAAGCGCTTGGGCGTCTCGACCGAGTTCCTGTCGCAGATGCAGTTCGCCGCGGGCAAGTTCGGGGTCGAGAACGATGCTCTGGTCGACGGCCTGAAGGAGCTGTCTTTGCGCGCGGATGAATTCGCGGTCACCGGCAAGGGCTCGGCTGCCGAGGCATTCGAGCGGATCGGCATCTCCGCGAAGGAAGCCGGCGAGCTGGCGTCCGACACCGCTGCGCTGTTCGCCGTTGTCCGGGACCGCATGTCCGAGGTCACGGATTCCGCCGCGCGGCAGCGCATCTCTGATGAGCTGTTCGGCGGCACCGGCGCTGAGCAGATGATCGAGTTCCTCTCGATCTCGCGCGCGGAGGTCGAGGCGCTGGGCGCGGAAGCGACGAAAGCCGGCGCGACCGTGACCGAGGCGCAGGCCAGCATGGCGCGCGATTACACCCGAAATTTCAATCGCCTTGGCAAAGTGATCGAAGGCCTGACGCGCACCGTCGCGAACGAGGTCATGCCAACGCTGACAAAAGCCTTCGGCGAGATCGGCGACCTGCTGATCGACAACATTGGCAACGCGAAGGCTCTGGGCGCCACGCTCGCCGAGGGCGTGAAAACAGCCATCCCGGCAATTCGCGATCTGGCATCCGGGCTTGGCGGTGTCGCGACCAAGGTCGGCGCGGTGATCCTGGGCATCAAGGATATTGTGGGCGGCTGGGAGAATTTCGGCATCGCCATCGGCGTGCTCATGGCGAGCGGCGCGATCTTGTCGTTCATCACGTTCATCGGCTCGATCGCGGGCTTTGTCGCGTCGATGGTCAGTCTTGGCTTGGGCCTGCCGATTGTCGCGAGCGGCGTGGCTGCGATCGGCGTGGCGCTGACCGCAAACCCGATCGGAGCCTCCATCGCTGCCATCGCGATCGGGGCGACGCTGATCATCGCGAATTGGGGCAAGATCAAGGAGTTCTTCGCGCCGGTGCTCGAGTGGCTGGGCGAGAAGTTCGATTGGCTCATGGGCAGGATCTCTCCGCTCATCGAGGGCGCGAAAACGCTGGGGTCTGCGCTGTCGAGCGTGTTCGGCGATGGCGGCGATGAAGGCGAGGCGCCGCCCGTCACGCCTGGCGCGCGCGGGCGCGGCCGCAGGACTTCCTTGCCGGCTCAGGTTTTGGCGCCGCCAGGCTCGGCCGCCGCGGCGAGCGTGGTGACGACCAACCAGATCACCATCAACGCGGCCAACATGACGCCGCAGGAAATGGTGACCGAGCTCGAGCGGCACTTGGCTCGATCGAAAGATGATGCGCTCTACGATTCCGCGACCAGCGCCGGGCAATACGGGGGCGGGCTATGAGCGAGGTGATGCTCCAGCTGGGCGGCTATCAGTTCTCGATCACCTCCGCGGCCTATCAGGATCTTTCGCGCGAGGTCGATTATCGCTGGACTGCGCAGGAGCGGATCGGCGCGCTCGATGCGTTGCAGTTCACCGGGGTCGGCTCCGACTCCATGGAGCTTCGCGGCGTGGTCTATCCGTTCCATCGCGGCGGGCTTGGTCAGATCGATGCGCTGCGTTCCGTTGCGGCGGCGGGCGATCCGCTGACGATGGTTTCGGGCACCGGCGCCGTGCTGGGTCGATGGGTCATTCTGTCGGTTCGGGAGGGGCAGGCCGTGTTCGCCGCACGCGGCCTTCCGCGCCGCGTGGAGTTCAGCCTGCGCCTGCGCAAATTTGACGAGGGGGCGCAGGGGTGACCTATTATCGGACCAAGGAAGGCGACACCGCGGACCTGATCGCCTGGCGCATCTATGGGCGGCAGGACGCCGGCGTGGTCGAGGCCATCCTCGAGGCCAACCCTGGGCTTGCTGACCGCGGGCCCGAGCTGCCCGAGGGCATGCGCCTGCTGATCCCTGACGCGCCTCAGAGGGCTGCCACAGCGAGCGTGCGGCTATGGTCGTGAAGCTCTGGCGGCCGATGCTGCGTGTCACGGTCAACGGCGAGGATGTGACGGCCGTCATCGAGCCGCGGCTGATCTCGCTGACCCTCACCGATGAGGCTGGGCTGAAATCGGACGTGGTGGATCTGATCCTCTCCGACCACCTGCCGGCAGAGCGTCTCGAAATCCCTGCCGCAGGCGCGGAGATTTCCGTCGCGCTGGGCTATGACGGCCGCATGCGCGAGATGGGGCTGTTCGTGCTCGATGAGGTGTCGGTCGAGGGGCCGCCTGACCGGCTTCGGCTCCGTGCGGCAGCCAGCACCAGCGGCGCCAGCGCCGGGGGCCGTTCCGCGCTGACGGCGCAGCGCAGCCGCAGCTGGGCGCTGGGCACGACCATCGGCGCGCTGGTCGCCACGATCGCGCGCGAGAATGGGCTCGCGCCGGCTGTCGCCGCAAGCCTGCGCGCCATCGCGCTGCCGCACCTCGACCAGCTGGACGAGAGCGACATCAGCCTGCTGACCCGTGTCGCGCTGGACCATGACGCGCTGTGCAAGCCCGGCGGCGGGCGCCTGATCTTCGTGGCGCGCGGCGAGAGCTTGACGCTGTCGGGCGCGCCCATGCCGCTGATCAAGCTGGCGCCGGGCGACGTGACCCGCTGGAGCATGTCCGGGCGCCAGCGCCCGCTGGTGGATAAGGTCGTGGCGACCTATCAGGATCCCGTCGCGGGCGGCCCGCAGGAGGTTACCGTCGACGCATCTGACAACTCGATCGCGGGCGCCGGCGCGCGCGGCGATGAGATATTGGCGTCGGGATCTCAAACCAAGCGCTTGCGCCGCAGCTATCCGACGAGGGAGGCCGCGACCAGCGCGGCGCAGGGCGAGGTCGATCGCTCCGCTCGCGAGGGCCTGAAGCTGTCGATCTCCCTGCCCGGCGATCCGGACCTGGTCGCGGAGTCGCGCCTGCTGTTGGAGGGGTTCCGTCCTGGCGTGGACCGCGAGTGGCTGGTGACCAGCGTCACCCATGCGATCGACGCGTCGGGCTATCGGTGCTCCGTCTCAGCCGAGCAGCCGAGCAGCTGAGCAGCTGAGCAGCTGAGCAGCTGAGCAGCTGAGCAGCTGAGCAGCTGAGCAGAAGGCGCCCCACTTCATTCGCTAGGTCAACATGAGTTGTAGCTTGACCTTGCCGATTTTTTCGACCACCTTGTAGGTCTTAAAAATCGGCATGAGGCCCACACATGAATGAACTTATTGAAACCGCATTTTTTCGGAGTCCCGACGACACCCATCGGCGGCTTGGTCAACTTGGTTTGACTAGTGAGGGGCTGATTCGCGCAGTTCATGTTGCACTTGCCGAACGCAACAACGCCACCGGCCTTCACCCGTCCAATGCGCCAGGCACATTTGCCTACCACCACGGAGTGGCGGCCATTCGCCGCGAATATCTTGGCAAAGATTGGGAGATCGACCGCCGCGACGGGATCGAGGCGATCCGCAACGATGTGCTTGGGATCAAGGTTTCGTTCTGCAATGTAGATAAGGCCTGTGGTCAGGATCATCCGAAGCCTCGCTCGGAAAAGGGCGCGGGGGCAGAACGCGCCAGCGGGCCGAACCTGTTTGAGCACGCAGGTGCCGGACACCTTGTGTCTCATGCACCGAGGCCGGTTGAAGGCACGGCGTTGTTTTATCTGATGGTGGATAACCAAGGTCGAGCAGAACTTACGCGTCCAGTAATCGCTCGCAGCACCTTTGTGGCTACTGTGGAGCGCATTTTTCTGATTGAAGACATTGAGGACGATCGCACGATCCTTCCGCTTGAAACTGATGACATTGCGGATGATTTCGAGCCACAGATCGTTCGCAAGTAGAGTAATTTATGTTCAACGCTGGGAGACTATCACTTGCTCGCGCAAGGCGCGGCTTGACGGCCAAAGCACTGGCCGAGAGAGCTGGGGTTGGGGTTGACACGATCACACGGCTAGAGAAGGGCCGCAATGAGCCTGAATCCGAGACTATAGAAAAGCTGAGCGAGGCCCTGAGCTATCCACTGGCATTCTTCACTGGTGAAGATATCGATGAGGTTGATGTTAGGGCAGTCAGCTTTCGCTCATTCTCGAAAATGACCGCCCGCGAACGGAATGCAGCTATTGCTGCTGGATCACTCGGGTTGTTGCTCAATCGATGGATTGAGGACCGTTTCGGACTGCCGGAGCCAGACTTCCCTGCCGAGCTGTCAAATGAGACTGATCCAGAATTAGCCGCAACTCGCTTGCGCCAGCAATGGGGAATTGGTCAGCAACCCATTGGTAATCTTTTGGGTTTGCTTGAAACTAAGGGTATACGGATGCTGTCGCTTTCCGAGAATACGGCATCGGTTAACGCATTCTCGTTCTGGCGCGGTGGAAAGCCCTACGTGTTCCTGAACAACTTCAAAAGCGCCGAAAGCAGTCGCTTCGATGCGGCTCACGAGCTTGGCCACCTAGTCTTGCATCGTCATGGCGATCCGAAGGGTGACCGATCACTTGAGAAGGAGGCTAACAGCTTCGCGTCGGCCTTTCTAATGCCTGCAGACGATGTACGGGCGCGGGCACCGCGCATAATCTCGACTGAAATCATCCTCAAAACCAAGCAGCGCTGGCGCGTGTCTGCAATGGCGCTTGCATATCGCTTGCATCACATCGGGCGGCTTTCAGATTGGCAGCACAAGTCGATCTGTATCGACCTTTCGCGCCGTGGCTACAGGTCTGGCGAACCAATCGGAATCGAACGCGAAACGTCTGTACTTTGGAAAAAAGTACTAACAATTCTTTGGCAGGAAAGAGTCACTCGAAACGATATCTCAGATGAGCTAGGTATTCCAATCGATGAGCTAGATAGCCTGATTGGGAGCCTGATAAAAAATGAACCTAGCGAACCCACAATTAGAGGTGGATCACTCAGCATGGTCTAACGCGCTGGTCCCACAAGTCAGGTGCGACCTTTTTCAGGCCAGGCGGTAATTCCAGCCTCCAAGGTAATGGGCGGACTTGTACATATTGATTGCTCTGGTGGTTAGGAGGACAGGCCAAGCGCTGCGCAAGCGGCCCACTGGACTGATCCGCTCGAGCTTCTCAATCCTGGCGATCTCGAGGCATTCTTCGCAGAGCGCCTTGCCTTCGTGCTCGTAGCAGTCGGCTGGATCCTCGAACGGGTGGCATCCTTCGCACTGCACAAGGTATCCGGCGCGCATCCATTGGATCGTGTTCGGCTCTGGACCGAGACCTTCCCACGTCGCGTGCGCGGTGACCTCGATGTGCGCTTGGGGCTCATCCCAATTGCTCGGGTCGATATGCTCACTGCACTCCATTTCGCCCCACTCAGGGCACTCGCAGCCGAGCGTGGCTTCATGCTCGAATGCGTATTGCTGGGCTGCATCCTTCGCGCTCTCTGCCCAATATGCGTAGGCGTGTTCCTGATTGCCGCAGACTGCAAACCAGCGGCTTGCGGCCGCTGGCGCAGCTGCGGCCGGCGCTGCCGGCATAGCCTCGAGCTGCAGCGGGAGCATCTGGATGGTGGCCATCGATGCGGCTGTCGCCATGAAATCTCTGCGGTTCAT